CAGTTATAAATTATAAGCAAAGTTTAAATTTTGGTGGATTCATCTTAGGAACAATCGATAACGACGGTGCGACAGCGAATGACATTATTGGTTCGTTAAATTTTGATCCATCAGAAACATTCGCGCTCCGTGAAGGCGCGGCCACTGATATTGGTACTTGCAGAATTGCTTCTATTACGCGTAATCCAAATCGGCCTCGAATGAATAGCACAATCGCTGGCTCGCTCGGTGTTGCTGTAACTACCACTAACGTGCCTGAAGTGATAGCGACACACCGCATCTATATTTACGACATTCAAATTACGGCTGCTGGCAAAACGCTTAAAGACACCACAAGCATTGACATATTTCCTAATAGCACCGGTATTGACTTTCGTAATACCGATGGCTTTAGTCTCAATGGCGAGTTTATGGACAAGGTTTATGAGTTGCCATACGATGCGGTTAACGAAATTTCTACTGTTAAATACACAGTATCAACTCGTCACGAAATTGCAAACGCGCCAATAGGCGTATCAACAATCACTGCGCCTGTAGGATTATTCACTAGTACTAATCCTCTTGATTATACCATCTTCCAAGAAGGTAACGAAAATGATACGACCGAAGGAATTACTGTTCCTACTAAAATCGAGATTACAAATTCTGGTGCGAATGCGGTGATATATTACGAAGAGGCTGATGGCTCAGATACGATCGTCAACGCCAACATGATCATTATTGCGCCGGTTGAAGTAACTCGCGCAGTAGGTATTAAAACAAATACACAAGTTTCCGCTGAAACTATTACTACAAACCTGGGACTAGGCGAGACTATTACACTTGCAAATACTGATTGTTATAAGATTAACAGTATTACTCATAGCGAGATTGGTTCTGGCAGCACAGATCTTACTGATCAATTTCTATTCGATGGTGGTCAAACAGAATCGCACTATGGCTACGGCACAGTCAAATACGTTGGTGCACAAACAGTATCTTCAGGAACACTGACGGTCGATTACCAATACTTTGCTGGAACCGATGGGCCTTATACCGCTAATTCTTATACGACCGATGGTACTACAAGAATGGCGCTTGGCGATGTGCCCAAATTCCAGGATAGTAGATTGTCGAATGCTCTCGATTTTAGACGTAGCATCGCATCTACTACATCAAACTTTGATATCGTTCCAGGCACTACTGCAACCTTCACCGTTGATTACTATAATCCACGCATTGATCTAGTAGCATTAAATCAATTGGGCGATGTATCTATTATTAAAGGCGCATCCAGCCAAGAGCCCAAACGTCCAATCCTTCCTAAAGATTCACTCGAGTTGTTTGAAATTTACAAACCTGGCTATGTCTATGAATTAGATGATTTGGATATTACCACTAATAACCAACGCGGTTATAAGATGAAAGATATCGGTGAGCTCGAATCTCGTGTTAAGAATTTAGAATACTACACTTCTCTCAATATGCTTGAGCGGGAGACTTCTGAAAAACAACTTTTCGATGAAAGTGGTGAGAGATTTAAAAATGGTATCTTCACTGATGCGTTTACGGGGCATGGCGGTGGCGACACTTCTAATCCAGCGTACAAGATCGCGATCGATCGCGACGAAAGTTCAGCACGACCAATGTACCTTTCAGAAAATACTCGGTGGTCTTACAGAGATAGTGGATCTGATCTTTTATCAGGCGCGACTAATACTCTCACGGGTTCACCTTCTTGGAATAACGTTAGTGTTCCTTCTGGGACTGTGGTTCATTCAGGCAAACGTAAAAACGTAGTGTGCTTAGACTTTATCGAAAAGAGTCATGTCGTTCAACCTTTTGCGACTGACCACATGAGTGTAAATCCATACGATGTTGCTACGTGGAGTGGCTCCCTCGAAATATCACCAACTAGTGATGAATGGAAAGACGTTACGCACCGCCCCGATATCATTAACAACGTTGAAGGTAATAACGAAGCTCTTTTAAAAGAAATCGCTGAAAACCCAAATGTTCTTGGGACTGAGTGGAACGAATGGCAGACATCATGGACAGGATGGCGGTGGGGACGAGGTAGAAGAGGCTGGCGTTTTTCTCGAGGTCGTTCAGGACGTGGCTGGCTATTTGGCCGTCGTAGAACTGATCGTCAAGTGAGAAGTGGAATCCAAACCTCGTTAAAAGAGACTTTCAACAATGAAGTAATTGACGATGTTCCAGTTGATACTACCTTTATACCTTTTATTCGCTCTCGTAAGGTTTATTTCCAAGCACAGCTTCTAAAGCCTAACACTAAATTTTACGTCTACTTTGACGATGTGGATGTAACATCGTACTGTGCTGAAGCTTCTTTCGAGCAATTCGGAGGATCAGTTGGAGCTAATGGCGGCACGAACGTCACCCGCTATGACGGTCAGACAAGTATCGGTGGCGCAACAGGCTCAATCGTTACAGACGCTAGCGGAGAAGTTTCAGGGTGGATTGTAATACCTAACAATAACACTTTACGTTTTAGAACAGGCACACGACAGATTCGTGTGACTAACAGTGCAACAAATAACAAACTACTCGAGACGTCTAACGCAGAAGCATCATACTTCGCTCAAGGTCTATTAGAAACACGTCAGCGCACAGTTCTTTCTACACGCCAATTGAGTTTAGAAAGAAACCGAGTATCTCAAGCTCGGAACGTTACACGTAGACGTTGGAGAGTCTGGAGAGATCCAATCGCACAAACATTCATGATTGGCAACGAGCCAACCGGTGTATTCTTATCATCGATCGATCTATTTGTGCAAGAGGCTGATCCTAGTATTCCTGTTGAATTGAGCATTGTAACAGTCGAAAACGGTATACCTACACAAAATACTGTTCCTCACTCTCGCGTTATCAGAAAGGCGAATGATGTTACAATCACTTTAGATGCACAAACCGCAAGTAATTTTATGTTTGATACCCCAGTGTATTTACAACCAGGTGTTGAATACGCGATTGTACTAATATCTAATAGCGCTCGTTGGAGAGTGTGGACGGCGCGAGTCGGAGGAACTAACGTTGTAGCTGCAGGCCAAAACGCGGAAAAGGTGACAAAGAATGTTAATCTTGGTGTTCTTCTCAAAAGTCAAAACGCTTCAACGTGGACTCCTGACCAAAACGCAGATTTGAAATTCACCATCAACAGGGCGGACTTCCAAGAAGAAACAAACGCAGTTGCACAGTTTGAAGGTGTGTGCCCAGGTCGTGGTGAAGTAACATATATCGATGTAAGCGCTGCCGATAATTTCGGCTATAACGCTGGAGCTCCTACCATCACTGTTACAGGTGGTGATGGAAGTGGTACTACAGCTAAAGCAACAGTGAAGGCTGGTGGAAAGATTGACACTATAGTGGTCACGAACAATGGCACCGGTCACACGACCAGTAACCTACCCACAGTGACAATATCTGCACCTAATGCGCTGGTTGTGCCTACCGCCAATATTGACGCGGCGAATAACCTCGTAAGATTTGAAAGATGCGTAATATTCACGGACGGACAAAAATTAACATACGCCGATGGAGGTGGCACCGCAATAAGTGAGTTGGTCGGTATCGACATATACGTAAAGGGCGTTTCTAAAATAGATTACGCTGACGGCGAATTGTATGAGCTTTATTCTGATGCTAATATGACATCGCTAATAACATTCACAGCGACTGGTAATGATCTCCAAAACTTTACACCAGCGGGTGGAGCGACTGCAGTCGCGGCAGTTAATACTTGGAAAGGGTCATCCTTCTATAATCTAATCGAAGAAATGATATTGCCCGAAGCATCTGCAGAGTACGAACTTATCCTTAGAGGCGATGATTCTAGCACGAGTGGTGCAGACGAAAAAGCATCATTCGAAGTAGCAGCAAACAGTCTATTATATGCTGGCGAAAGATTTACCCACGACGAAGATAGCGGGGTTAACGCCACTACACACGATAATGAGCTTAAGTTAAAGGCGACACTATCGACAGTGGACTCAAAGATAAGTCCAATTATTGATTTAGATCGTTTGTCGTTACTTTCATTTGATAATCTTATTAACGAAAGTTTCGAGCTTGAAACTCACAAAGAAGCTGGAGAATCGTTAGCCCGTTATATTAGTAGAAAAATCGACCTTGAAACCCCAGCAGATGGATTAAATATCTACTTCGATGCGGTGCTTCCTGACGATACTACTAACATTAAAGTTCTTATTAAGCTGAAAAGAATCGATAGCTTGAGTGCTTCGTGGAATAACAGCGACTGGTTAGAAATACTACCAGCCAATGGTAAAGAACTTCAAGTCGATAGTTCATACCAATTTAGCGAAACAGAATACGCGTATCAAAATGATAACGTCCAATTTGAGTCTTTTGCTATTAAAATTGTTTTCACCAGCTCTAACAAAGCATTCGCCCCAGAAATCAAAAACTTAAGAGCAATAGCGACAGTATAATGGCACAACAATATTATAGAGATCCAAACAACACCAATGTGTTACTTAATAAAAGTAATTCGCACACCTCTCGCCTCGCGGTCAAAAGGAATTTTCTAAAACAGAAAACAGAAATTTCTGATTTGAAAACCCAATTGGATGAATTGCGTGCGATTGTTGAAGGCTTAACAGGTGAATAAATACAATTATGTCTAATACTAACATTATTAACTATGATGGGTTTAAATCAGTAGGAACATCAACACCAATCATTTTAGTCACAGAGCTAGAAATTGGTAAAACCTACGAGATCATTACAGCGGGCGACACGGTTTTTACCGCAATTGGCGCGCCTGATAACTCAGTAGGAACTACATTCACCGCATCAGATACCGGCACCGGCACTGGCACAGTCGAGTTAGTAGATGAAACTGGGGTGGGTCTGAGCGACAATTTCAACACATGGCGAAAAAAGACTAACGGCGTTGTAGAAAAAATCAATCTGATGGATGCAGATCTGGTTGAACTTACGACGAATGCAGCGCTTTTAAATAGAGTTGACGTACAAAATTTTACTAACGCGATTGGCGGAGAGTTTAAAGACTACGCGACTATGTCAGCAGCGAATCGCACAATCGATTTAAAAGAAGCTAACATATTCAAGTTTAAACTGCAAGGCGATTTTACGCTATTGCTTAGCAATCTAGCAGTTTCAGTAGGGTGTTCGTATACCCTTATCGTTGAAAGCGAAGGTGCATATCAGATTACTTGGCCTACTGCGTTCAAATTCGCTGATGGGAATGGTACTCTTACTAAGACAGGAAGTAGTGGAACACCATCATACGACATTTTAAGATTTGAATCAGATGGCACAAATCTATATTGCACGATAAGTTCATACGTTGATAACGCTATCGAGACAGCGCAAAAAGGGGCTGCTACTACTCACTTCGTAAATGCGTATGGTGTAGGACAAACTTCCACCAACGGCGGGCCGAGCACCGCGATGATCAATTCGGCGAAGAATATGCTCGGTGATACAGTAAAAGCTGGACACTTCGTAATGGCGCGATTTAATCAGAGATACAGTTATGGCACTGGTAATGGTACTGGTTACTCAAATCGTCAAATCCTCTATGTGTATAGCGTAACAGGGACGTATCCTAATCAAAATTGGACCTACGCCACAGGCGCGTTTCTATAATAAATTTTAAAGATAAATACTGATATGGCAAAACATACAATTACATTTAATCCTGCGACTGATGATCCTATTGAAAAATATAATGAGCTAATCAATAAGTCGAATAAGCGCATTTTAATTTTTAACAAAGAGTCCGGAGCTTTTGTATCAACCGTCATTACCGACACAGTAACTACACTTAATAGCACACACTACAAATGGAAGGTCGAGTATTTCGACGATAAAGTTTATGAGTGGTCTGGTGATTATGACACAGGCAAGTTAGTTAAAATCGAAGATCAGCCAACAGTAATCAGCGAAGCAATGGTCGATACTCAAATCGGTGCAATTGTCACAGAATCGTATCCGTGGTTTTCTCAGTGCAATATAATGATGCAACTTCTAAAAAAGTTGGTCGAAGAAAACGCTATTGCTGGTGATGAAGTTGACGAGTTCAATCAGATGTTCGATTTTATCGAAGGGCGAAGAGAACAAAATCGCAAATACAAAACTGCGTATACCGAAGATCCATCATTTGTGCTTATGACGCGCAGAGACGAATGGGCACAATTGGCTAAACAGAATGCTGGTGGTGTGAGTGAAATTGTTGGACCAAGTAGATCAGTTCTTCCTCACGAAGATATGAGCAATGATGTTGATGTTGATGGTCAACACTATTAAAATATAATGGATTATGAAAATCACCTTTCTGAAATTTCTGCTGGGTTAAAGTCAATTGATAGTTTTCTTTCTGATAAAGAATGCGATGAACTAATTTTATTCGTTGAATCACTATCAAAATTGAACGATCGATCGACCTTTATGCCCAACCTGGGTGTAAAGAAAGACGTTGGAAAATACAACGCAGTAGGTATTACACCGGGCAATTACCCTGAATTGTGGAATAGAATTTTTAAAGACAAACTGATTGATGGCTTCGAACCAAATGAGGTACAACTAAATAAGTACGAAAAAGGGCATTTCATGCCACCACACAAAGATAAAGGAATAAGCCTTTACACCGCGTGTGTACCTTTACAAACTAATAAGGATAACAATTTAGTCTTTGGAGATCCTGAAGCGTACTATCAAAGTATCCCTTTGAATGAATCAGACGAAAAAAGAATGACACGATCATTCCCTGATATAAAGGGCTCTGCTTATGTTTTTAGAGGAACTAATCCGATTCATTGGGTGCCTAAAATAAAGACATTACGATATAGCGCTATTTTCTTGTATGGTTTACCTCTATGATACACGATTTCACATTTGCAAAGGAAGAACTTTTGCGGTATCACCGGTATTGTGACAACATAGGATATAGAAGAGCAATAGGCGTTGGAAGAAGAACCGGCAATTCTGATTTAAGAAATAACCTATCAGAGTACGAGTATATACGAACCGCGGTTTTTTACAAAAACAACGAACACATGAAAGAAGTAAAACGGGTTACTTCTGCTATGAATGTTTGGGATAACGTTCTTGTTTACTATATTTTACAGCTGCAGCCTGGCGATTTTTTAGACACCCAAGACTATTGGATAGAATGGGTAAAACAAAACAAACTTACAAAACCTATTGGAAAGTTTTTATCTGTGGCGCTTACTGATAATAATACCTTGACTATTGAAGGTACCTCTCATACAATACCACAATATCACGCTATAGAATTTAGTCCAATGCAATTGCACAGTATCCCAGAGGTAAAGGACAGAGAGACCTGGGCAGTTTTTATGATAGGTAATTACGTAAGTGTAAGTGACAAGATTATAAATAGATAATATGGCTACTTACTCAAATCTTTTTATTGACCAAGGATCGGACTTCACCTTTAGCGTTGATTTGTCGTCAGCTGCGGGTTCAGTAGATCTTACGAGTCATGTCGGCAGAGGACAGATTCGCAAATCCTATACGTCAAGCACCGCGGTCGATTTTGCGATTTCTGTCGATGTCGCTAATAGCGAAGTCATTGCTTCATTGACCGCGGCACAGACCGCAGCGATGAAGCCTGGCAGATACGTTTATGACATTGAAATTTTATCAGCCGCGGCGACTCCAATCATCACACGTGTATTAGAAGGCCAGATTGATGTTACACCGCGCGTAACAACTAATTAATAAATCCAATATAGACATGAATCAATTTAACAAAATAGTCGCTAAGTCTGTAACGTTACACGATGTATCTGCGACGAGCGTAGGTCTTGGTAATGTAGATAATACATCGGACGTAGATAAGCCAATTAGTGCAGCGACACAAGCAGCATTAGATTTAAAGCTTGACGGCAGCGGCGTAACAAACCATGCAGGAGATACTAATAATCCTCATGCTGTCACCGCTACACAAGTAGGTCTTGGTAATGTAGATAATACATCGGACGTAGATAAGCCGATTAGTACCTTAACGCAAACTGCGCTAGACTTAAAGCTTGACGGCAGCAGTTTAACAAGTCACACTGGGGACACGACTAATCCCCACGGTGTTACAGCTACACAAGTAGGTCTTGGTAATGTAGACAATACATCGGACGTAGATAAGCCAATTAGCACCTTAACGCAAACTGCATTAGATTCAAAGGTCGACGACTCAACCGATCAACTAACCGTTAACGACGTGAGTAGCAATAGCGGTATTATAATGAAAGCATTAGCTGATAGCCCTAGCTTTGTTGATGACGTGGCTGCGTTCACAGGTGGTGTTGAATTAGGAGAGCTTTATAGAACAGGTAGCGACATTAAAATTAGATTGGCCCTATCGACATATCTTAGATCTGACGGCGTTTCGAGGTTCCTTAGGCCTGATGGCACTTCCTCTTTCGTTAGAGGTTAATGTAATTAACATATAAATAGAATTATGGCCAAACCAAATACCAGACAGACGCTAATCGATTATTGCTTAAGATCTTTAGGTGCACCTGTAATCGAAATCAACGTTGATGATGATCAGTTGGAAGATCGCGTTGATGATGCCATTCAGTACTATCAAGAATACCACGGTGATGCGGTTGTTCGCAATCTACGTAAACACCAAGTAACGCAGGCTGATATTGATAATGGCTTTATTGAAGTCCCAAACAGCGCCAATATTCTTTCAATCAATAATGTTTTTAACACTAGCTCCAGCGTGGCTAGCATATTTTCTGCAGATTATCAAATGCATTTAAATGATATCTTCGATTTAAGTAGCGCACACGGAGGGATCGTAAATTACGAATTGACAAAGCAGTACATGTCGCTGATTGATCGCAATATCAATGGCATGTTTGAAATGATTGAGTGGTCGCGACATAAGAACCGTGTGAATTTTCATTCAAATACCTTAAAAAATATGAAAGATTTATACGTCGTCTTTGATGGCTATGAAGCGATTGATCCTGATGCGAATGTTGATGTTTATAACGATGCCTTTCTAAAAAAATACACCACTGCGCTGTTTAAACGACAGTGGGGATTAAACTTAATAAAGTTTGAAGGAATGACGCTACCGGGTGGTGTCACGTTGAATGGTCGGCAAATCTTTGATGATGCAAAGGAAGAGATTCAACAGCTTGAAGAAACGATGCAGCTAAAACATGAAATGCCACCACTCGATTTTGTAGGTTAATAGTATGCCAAGAAACACATATTTTAGCCACGGTTCTACGCTGGAAAAAAGACTCTATGAAGATATCACCATAGAGGCTCTGCGGATATACGGACATGATGTTTATTATATTCCCCGAACAATCGTTAATACCGATGCTATATTTAACGAAGATCTCTTGAGTAAATTTGGCGAATCGTTTCAAATTGAAATGTATGTCGAAAACACAGATGGATTTGAAGGCGATGGTGATTTACTTTCTAAATTTGGTGTAGAAATTCGCGATTCTATGTCGCTAGTCTTATCTACACGAAGATGGGAACAGCTCGTGGGTAGATTCCAGCCACGTCCTGAAGCACGTCCACAAGAAGGCGATCTAATTTACTTCCCTCTTGTAAATGGCTTGTTTGAAATTCGGTTTGTTGAAGATGACTCACCTTTTTATCAGCTGCAGAATTTGCCAACGTTTAAACTCACGTGTGAATTATTCGAATACGGCAACGAAGCACTAGATACAGGTGTTGAAGCAATTGATTCTTTCGAAACGCAATACGCTACACGCACGAAATTAGATCTTGGGGTTGGGAGTGGTACGTTTATAGCAGGTGAAGATGTATCTCAGACTAATGTTACAAGCGGGATTACTGTTACAGGCGAAGTTTCAACCGTAGGTGATGGCGAAATAGAAATATCGAGTCAAGTTGCGAGTGATGGAAGTAACACACTCTTTACACCGACGAGTGCAGGTACAACAGGTAATATTATAGGCGCTGAAACCGGTGCATCGTACGAAATCAGCACAGTTGATGCCTTCAACGCGGTTGATAGCAACGATCCTTATGCAGATAACGTTGACTTTGAAACAGTCGGTAACAATTTTATCGACTTTACTGAGAGTAATCCATTTGGGCAACCTGATATAACGAGCTAATATGTTAAACGGAGAACACTTCTACAATCAAACTTTAAAGAAAGCCGTTGCTGTCTTTGGTACTGTTTTTAATAATATTAAAATAGTACGACAGGGTACAGGCGAAACGCGAGTGCCAATAGCGTATGGGCCAAGGAAGAAATTTCTTGCGCGGATTCAAGCTGACACCGATGCGGCTACAGAAAAGAGTATAGCGATCAAGCTTCCTCGCATGAGTTTTGAGATTACATCAATAGATTTTGATACTAGTTCTAAACTTAATCGATACAATAAGAGGTGTATGCCGATTCCTGGTGAAACGACTAAAACAAACGTAGTCAATCAAAGTGTTCCTTACACACTATCGATGCAATTGAATATATACGCAAAGAACCAAGATGACGCTTTGCAAATTTTTGAACAAATACTTCCAACATTCGCGCCTGATTACACAATTGCTGTAAAAGACATGGAAGGCCCAGGAACTATTACGGATGTTCCTATCGTGTTAACTGGCACGTCTATACAAGACGACTATGAAGGCGACTTTCAAACGCGTCGGACTCTTATTTACACCCTTGATTTTACGATGAAGGTGCGTTTCGTAGGTGCAGTCGGCGAAGGCAAAGTTATTCGAGCGGTGGACGCATTCTTCTATAGCGACACCGATGAGCCTACAGTACAAAAAACGCTCGATCCTTATCCAGACGAAAACATGAACAAAACTGTTGCGGCGACAGATGAGCCAGGTCTAGATCCTACTGACACGGTCACCACAACATACGGATTTGATTATGAAGGATAAACCCGATTTGATATCAGCACTTGAAAAAAATCTTTCAATCGTAGAAAAGCCTAAAACGGAAGTCGACAAAGGGCAAATAATTAACGATACCGAGAAAGATATAGAGTATTCTCGAGGAAAGATGAAAGAACTTATAGGTCAATCATCAGAAGCGATTGAGCAGATGATGGCGTTGGCTTCTGAGTCGGAACATCCGCGCGCCTTCGAGGTTTTGTCGAATATGATTAAAGACACATGCCAAATGTCACAGGATTTAGTCAAATTACAAAAAGTTCGTAAAGATATCACACAAGAAAAAGAAGCGCCACGAAGCGACACGACAAATAATTCTATTTTTGTAGGATCAACCGCAGAGTTACAGAAGTTTTTAAAGACCAAAGATATTGAAGACGTAACAGACGTATAAATTATACTATGGCTAGTGATTTTTATATGGGTAATCAACTCGTCAAAGGTGACGGAGTTGCGCAGAACTTTACAAAGGAAGAGATTGACGAATACATGAAGTGTATGAGTAGCCCTATGTACTTTGCTGAGAAGTATATTAAGGTTATTGCACCAAGTAAAGGTTTGATCGATTTTGTTCCATATCCCTATCAGAAAAAACTTTTTAAAACGTTTAACGAAAATCGCTTTAACATCGTTCTTGCGTGTAGACAGTCCGGTAAATCTATCACCACGGTTATTTACATTCTATGGTATGCGATCTTTAATCCTGAAAAAACGATTGCTATTCTTGCGAATAAGGGTGCTACTGCTCGCGAGATGCTTGGTCGTATCACCCTAGCGCTTGAGAATTTGCCATTCTTTTTACAGCCAGGCTGTAAAGAATTGAACAAAGGTAATATCACCTTTGGCAATAACGCGAAGATTGTTGCAGCTGCTACATCGGGTAGTTCTATTCGTGGTCTATCGATTGATCTGTTGTTTCTTGACGAGTTTGCTTTCGTAGAAAGAGATGCCGAATTCTATACATCAACGTATCCTGTTATCTCGGCTGGTGGAGAAACTAAAGTGATCATTACATCGACCGCGAACGGCGTAGGTAATATGTTCTATAAGATATGGGAAGGATCCCAAAAGAAGATTAACGAATTTAAATCTTCTCGTGTAGATTGGTATGATGTGCCAGGACGAGACGAAGCGTGGAAGAAACAGACTGTTGCAAATACCTCAGAGCTGCAATTCGAGCAAGAGTACGGTAATAACTTTTTAGGCACCTCAAATACACTGATTAGTTCTAATTGTCTACTATCTCTAAACCCATCTCCTTATATTAAGATTGATAGGAATATCACTTACTACACGCCGCCTAAGGCTGATCATACCTACATCATGTGTGTTGACGTTTCAAAGGGACGTGGACAAGACTATTCGACATTCACTATATTGGACATTACTGAAGGCCGATTTGAGCAAGTCGTTACGTACCGTGACAATATGATATCACCCATGATCTTTCCTGATGTAATCGTTCGTACGGCTAGATACTACAACGAAGCTCTGGTTATTATTGAAAGTAATGACGTAGGTCAGGTAGTGTGTAATGATGTGTATTATGAATATGAATACGAGAATACCTTCGTAGAATCTTCAGTGAAGAAAGGCGGCGTCGGTGTCACAATGACAAAACGAGTTAAACGTATCGGATGTTCCAACCTGAAAGATTTGATCGAAATGGGCAAGCTAAAAATTGTAGATCCTGACACCATTGCTGAGCTATCCACGTTCGAGGTAAAGGGTTCTTCGTACGAAGCAGCGCAGGGAAATCATGATGATTTAGTTATGAATCTAGTCATGTTTGCATGGTTTGTTTCTTCTGAAGCGTTTGGTGATATATCAACGATTGATTTAAAGGATTTGTTGTTCGCAGAAAAGATGAAACAGATTGAAGACGATGTACCACCTTTTGGGGTAATCGAAGATGGCATCAGCGGCAGCACTGCGTA